AAAAGATATAATGAAGGCGATTTAATTGAATTGGATGCAAAAACTGCTAAGAATTGGATTTCAAAAGGTTTCGCATCAAAGATAGGTAGGAAGCAGAACAAACAAGTTTTTGAGACAAAAGAACTAAAAGTTGAATTTAAAGAAATAAAATCAAATGAGACAAATAAAGATTAACGCAACAACCGGAAATGAAATATTGACGGCTCAAAATGTGAAAGATTACGTTCGCGTTGATACAAGCGCCGACGATAATTTAATCACTTCAATGATTACACAAGCAAGAATCTGGTGTGAAAATTATATTTCAAGAGATATTGTTGCAAAAAATAGAACGTATTATTTAGATACAACAAACGGACTTTTTGATTTACCATTCGGCCCAGTTGCAAGTATTTCTGAAATAACATTAAACGGAACTATTACAACCGACTATGAAATTTTGGGTTTAGACAATGAAACTATTGAATTAGATGGCGGTTCTGCTGAAAGAGTTAAAATAACATACATAACTTTAGGTATAAATGATTCTTTAGTTAAACAAGCTATGTTGCAGTTAATATCAACGTATTATGATAACAGAGCGGATTTTACAACTGAGCAAAATGATGTTGGCGAAATACCTACATCAACAAGAAATATTTTAAATTCATATAAAGTAATGTTTCTATAATGGATGCCGGAAAACTAAACTCAAAAATTACAATTAAGCGATTGACTAAAACGCCAGATGAATTTGGTGGTTTTAATTCTACATTGTCAGAAGTTTCTACTGTTTGGTGTGATTTAAAGCAATTAAGCGGAGACGTAAGCGATAGATTCGGAAAAAGAACGCAAGATATTCAAGTTGAAATAATGATGCGTAAAAACACCGCTGATTTAATTCAGTTAGGAGACATATTTACACTAGAGGGCGGATCACAAAATTATCGGATAAATGAAAAGTTTGAATTTGATTTAGATTTTTATACTAAATTATTAGCAACTAAATCCGTATAAAAAAAATGAGTATTAAAATTGACAAATCGGATTTGGCTCAACTTAAAAAAAAGTTAGACAATTTACGCGCCTTTGATAAAAAAACATTGTCAAATGAGTTAGGGAGGGCCGGTTTAGATATTGCTAGAATTGCTAAAAGAGCGGCGCCAGTTGACAAGGGTACTTTAAGGCAATCAATAAAGTCAGAGAAAAAAGGAAAAACTGTTGAAATTATAGCTGGTGCAAAATATGCGCCTTATGTAGAATTTGGAACTGGTGGATTTGTAAATTTTGACGATATGCTAGAACTTGGCATACCAAGTAGTTATGCGGCACAATTTAAAGGCTCAAAGCCGGGATATATGAAACCGCAACCATTCTTTTTTAGTTCTGCTAGAATAGGATTAAAAAAATTATTAATTCGCTTAAACGGCGAAATACAAAAAGCAATAAAATAATATGTTAGAAGCGATTCATTATGTTAGAAAAGCAATCATTGCAAAATTAAACGGAAATATTTTATTAAACAATATTGCAGTTCCGGTTTATAATCGCATTCCAACAGATGCAACATATCCGTTGATTCGAGTTTATTCAGTTACAACAGATGAAACCGACCAAAATCAACAATCATTTAACACCGAAACAATCACAAGAATTGAATGTATTACAAAATTCTATTCAGACGATGGCGGACAATTAGATTGTAATTTAATGGCCTCGCAATGTCTTGAACAAGTGAGAACGAGATCGGCGAATTATATTGACATTTCTGCAAATGGTTTTAATGTTTACACAAGCGTAAATGAAGGCGTTACTTATTTAGAAGATGACTTGTCAGATTTCACATATTTTCGCGCTATAATTGAAATATCAAATAAAATTGAGCAGATTAATCCGATTGGAGGTTTGCAGAGTGAACTTCAAAACGAACTACAATCATAAAAATTAAAAAAAATGGCTAAAATAACTTATTCAGCAAAAACAGACAATCAAACCTCGGTACTTCCGGCAATTAATAAAGTAAGCGCCGAAGATATGAACGAGATTAAAACCTCTGTAAATGGATTATATGACACTATTGGAGGCTGGGTTGATTATGAAGATTCAGCAACAAGCGCAACTCCGATAAATTTAACTCAAAATGTTTGGACAGATTTAACAAACGACAAGGCCGGAAGTGGCACAATTACAACGTACAAGCCAAGTTTTATTACTGGCGATTTGTGGAACTCTGCGTCAAATTCGTTAGATTTTACCGAAGTTGGTTCTGGTAAAATTATGATTGTACGAAATGATTTTGACATAACCGCCGGAGCAGCAAATACAAGAATTGATGCGCGTTTATATTTTCCAGATACCGCAAAATCTATTGAGTTTATGCACGATAATATCGCTAGTAATAACGATTTAGTAAGATATTCGAGAACTACTCAATTGTTTACACATACAGACGTTTTAACTAGTGGATGCAAAATTCAAGTGAGAGCAAATAAATCCGGAGCAACCGCAACAGTTGAAAACTTTTTAATCACATTAATAGCACATTTTTAATTATGCCGGATTTTAAAGTTTACGCCTTAAATGCTTTTTCCTTAATTGTTTCTTTTTCTCAAATTGAAAATGGTTTAAAAGTTATTTTACTAATGGCGTCAATAGTTTATACTATTTAAAGAATTTACCAAGGTTATCTTGAAAAAAAAGAGAAAAAGCCAAAAAATGAGAAAAATAAATAAAATAATAGTTCATTGTAGCGCAACACCCGAAGGCCGAAAAGTAAGTGCCGAAACAATTAGGAGTTGGCATCTTGAAAGAGGGTTTACAGATATTGGATATCATTATATTGTCCATTTAGACGGAATTATTTCTTATGGAAGGAATGTTGAAAAAGTTGGCGCACATTCAAGAGGGCAAAATTCTATGTCGATAGGTGTTTGTTATATCGGCGGTTTAGACGAATGTTTAGACGCAAAAGATACGAGAACAACACAACAAAAAGATAGTCTTTTAGACTTGCTTAAAACCTTAAAAAAATTGCATCCTAAAGCCGTTATTTATGGACATAGAGATTTTAGTACAAAGGCTTGTCCGAGTTTTGATGCGTTTGATGAATATAAATATATTGTGTAATGACAAAGAAAAAATTTAAAGACACGAAAGTTGGTCAATTTATACTAAAAAAAATACCGGGATTTATTGGCGAGGCACTTCCAGAAAATGGAGTTTTAGGAATCGTTAAAAATATAATTGACAATGAGCCTAGTATTTCTTCTGAACAAAAAAAAGAATTAAACGACGAACTAATTGAATTCTATAAATTAGAAGTTGCAGACAGAGATTCTGCAAGAAAAAGAGAAGTTGAAAAAGCAAAATCGGGAGGTTTTGATTTTATGTTTAATTTAACCGGTGTTATTGGTTTAGGCGCCTTTTCTTTTATTATTTATGCAATTGTATATTTACAAATCCCGGAATCTAACAAAGAGGTTTGGATTCACTTAATTGGAATTTGTGAAGGGATTGTATTGTCTATTTTTGGTTATTTCTTTGGATCGGCAATAAGAAAAAACGACTAGCAAAAAGACAATTTTAATTTTTGTATTTTTGTGAATATAAAATTTAAATAAAAAAAATGGCGTCAGATTTATATTATTCTAGTGAATTTCAAAAATTATCATTCGGAGACAAAGGTTTAAGAGTAATTGCTGCATCAGCTACATCTTTAGCGGGAGAAAACTTTTGCGCAATACAAGCAATAGAATCCTCAGTAATTTCTTGCGACATTGATACAATAGGAGGCGATACTTCAATAAGTTCGTTATCTATGAGTACCGGTGTTGTTATTTATGGAAACTTTGATGATATTAGTGTTGCAAGTGGTAAAGTTATTTGTTATTTAAGATAAAAATATATGATTGGATTAGGTTTAAGTTTACAAGTCAATCAAAAAAGTATTTTTTACTCTTTAATAGTTCAAAATTACGTTGCAAGAGTTATTGCTGACGGCGGAACAATTGAGGCGGTTGATTGCGTACAATCAAAATTGTCTTTATAAAAAATAACATAATAAATAAAACTCTAAAAATATGTCTTTAGCGGATCAAGCAAGTCTTTTATTAATCCCAAGTGGTTACAAAGAATCAAAAATTTATTCAGTATTTCCTACAACTGGCGTTGGGGATTTTACGTTCAATCGTAATTCATCGGCTACTAGAATAGCAAAAAACGGCTTAATTACTTCGGTTGCAACAGATATTCCAAGACTAGAATACCCTTTAATTGATGGTGTAGTAAATGGATGTCCTAGTGTGTTATTAGAGCCACAGAGGACTAATTTGATTACTTATAGTGAAGCGTTCGATACTCAATCTAAATCAAATGTTACTGTAATAAGTGATGCAATTATATCTCCAGATGGTAGTTTAAATGCTGATAAATTAGTTGAAAATTCTGCAAATAGTTCACATTATTTAAGAATTAATACATCTAGTTCAAGTGCATCTGTTATCAGTGTATTTGCTAAAAAAGGAGAAGAAACAAAAATATTTATTGGTAATGCTAATTTTAGTCAAGGAGTTCTATTTGATTTGGATTTAGGAATTATTGAAAGTGGTAGTGATGGAACAATAGAAAACTATGGTAATGGATGGTATAAGTGTTCTTTTTATAGAACAGATTTAAGTGCTTGGCAATATATTTCATTAAGAGGTAATTTTACAACATATCAAGGTAATGGAGTTAATGGTGTTTACTTATATGGTTTACAATTAGAACAAGGTTCTTTTCCAACAAGCTATATTCCCAACTACGGAACTGCTGCTGGTGTAACTCGTTCAGCTGAAACTTCTACTGGTGCTGGAGATGCAACTACGTTTTCTGACTCAGAAGGTGTTTTGATGGCTGAATTGCTATGGACTGCAACATCTTCTAATATTTATATATCTATTGATGACAACACAGCCAATAATAGGATTTTAATTTATAGCACTAGTGCAAGTGTTATAAACGCTCTAGTTGGAAGTGGTGGTGTTACACAAGCAGCTTTTACAGCGAGTAATCAAGACCCTACAACTTTCAGCAAAGTAGCAGTTAAATATAAACAAAATGATTTTGCATTGTGGATTAATGGATTTGAACTTGTAACAGATACAAGTGGAAATACACCAATTGGTTTAAGTAATTTAGGTTTTAGAGCTGGTGGAGGTACAAATCCATTTCACGGAAAAACTAAACAAATACAATACTACAACACAGCATTAACAGATATTCAACTAGAAGAAATTAGTTCTTGGACATCTTTCACAGATTTAGCCAATGGACAATTATATACAATAAAATAGATATGGGAAATACTTTAAATTTAGGAAAC